TTGTGTTTGAATTCTCGTAAACTCTTCTTGAATTCAGTTTCATTTTTGTATGATTCCAAGAGATTTTTTTCAATTAGGGATTTTATTGTTCCGAAGGTCATTGTGTTTTTTACAATAAATATTATGAATTTAATAACTTATCTAAGTGTTTTGAAATTTCTCCTAAAGAATCTTGTCCTTGTCCCAAATTAATCATTTGAGATCCTTTAATAAAGTTATTTTCCACTAAAATATTCATATCTTTTTGTTTTGATTCTGGAGTTATTTCTGCTGGTGGAGGAGTTGTTTCACCACCTCCCGCCGGTGGTATATCTGGTTCTCCTCCAGGAATTTCCACCCCTCCTCCAAATGATGGTGGTGGCCCTAATTCTTCTCCTCCATCCATTGTAGTAGATGCACCTGCGGTTGGTGTTGCCCCTGTGGCACTTCCGTAAAGTTTATCTATATTATCAAACAATCCTGTTTTTGTAATAACTGTTGGAGTTGCCTTTAACTCTTCACCTACCGCTCTTTCAATTCTTTGTTGTTGTAAGTCTAAACGAACTTCGTCATCTGACCATCCAAATATGTGTTTCTTAGCCCATGTAGATGAAGTGGCTTGAATTCCATTTCCTGGATCTGAGACCAAATCTTTATACAATAATACTTTTTCTTTCCAAACATCAATTTTTAATAAATCTGCTTGTGTGGATGGGTTTGTTAATCCAATTGTAAAGTTCTCTAATTCGTCTTCAAATCCCAATAAAAATAAATGCACAATTGCGATTTTATTAAGTTCGGCAATCATACTCTTTTGAATTCTATTGATAGTACGAGCAAATCGAATATCTTGTAATGCCAAGTTTTTACCATCACCAACAACTTCTTCAAATCCTAAGAAAGCTTTAGGTACACGAAGTGCGGTTAGTAATTTCTTTTGAATATATTCAATATCGGCAATTTCAGATAAGTTAGTTGCTCCTGGTAAAGTATCAATAGGTGTTGGTGCAGCCGGGTCTCTAACAGGGATAAAATAATCTTGGTCAACTGCCATTTGATTAAACCTCATATCGACATTACCTGTTTTATTGTCAACAACTTGTTCCCTCTTGAATTTGTTTGCAACACGTTGTACATATGCCTCGACATCATCGTCGTTCATGTTACCAACAAAAACTTTGAATATTCTTCTTTCAGGTGCTCTTGAAGTTCGATATATCAACATAGCGTCTTCACAAAGAAGTAATTGTTTCCAAATACGTCTTGCTTTTTCCAACATAGATGTTCCATAAGGAAGTTTTCTGTCATCACCCAATAATCTAAAGTGAGCCATCTCCCAAGATTGGAATTCCATATTTTTATTTTTCCAAGTAAAGTGTAATGCTTTTTGGTCTTTATCTACATCATTTTTTACATCGACAGAAATTTTACCACTCGCACCAACCTCATGTCTTTCAATTTCTATAGTTGGTAATTGCTGGCATCCTACAATACCCTTCTCAGGGTCTAACTTCAAATAGACAAAGTTGTCACCATACTTACATGTGTTACGTGTCCACATTGGTAAGTTTGTATTGATATCCAAAGCGTTGTTAAATAAATCTGCAAGTACCCCCTTTATTCTTTTAGATTCTGAATAAATTTGTAATATAAAACCGTCTTCATTTGTTGTGGTTGATTCTTCAGCATAAATGTCTAATGCGGCAGAAATCTCAGGAGTATATTCCATTGATTCATAGTCGTATTGTGCGGATAGTCTTGTTGGTTCATAATAAATCGCTTGAGAATAAAGATTGTTCTCAACCTTAGCCCATTGATTGGTAAGATAATATGTTTGTTGTGCTTGAAGTTTTTCTTTCTCATACTCCTCTCTACTCTTTGTGCGTAGGAGTTCCTTTTTATCAAACTTGAATGTTGGATAATCTTGATTTAATAGTGAGTTAGGTCCAAATGTTTGTGACAGTCTTTGCCAAACCGTCATATTTTGTTCTGCCATAATCTAAATTTACTCTTTACCTCAGTAATATAAATAGTTATCTAGCACCAAATAACCATCCATATTTTTGGTAATCTGCTTTAGATGCCCCATTATTATTCAAGTGGGGGTCTCGGCCCATTTGAGGCACCAATGGGTTAAAAAAATCTGAAGTATTTTTATTTTCATTCATCACAGTAGACCACGAATTCAACATGGCTTTTGTGTGATTAACAACTTTAGTTAATGATTGAAATGATTTTTCCGCAACATAAATTGCCATGGAAAGTCCCATAATACAGTCATCATGTTGTCCTTTCTGGTGGTCGGGTCTTCCATGAATATATACAAAGGTATTCATCTCATTATAAGTTCTGTGGGAATATATTTTGAATCCGTGTCTAACTCCTTCTTCAAATGCTGCAATAATTTGAACTCTTTTTGTATTGAAGTTAATACCAGGAATTTTTTCATTGATTTTCGGGTCCCACTTCCATTTGTTAGAAGTATCAACTCCATCAACATATAATCCAGGTTGATATTGTAATTCTTGCATTTTTCTGGCGGTTGAAACCCCCATACCACCCGTGATATCAATTACACAGAATGCGTTGTACATGGTTCCCCACTTATAAGCAATTTCGGCTAAAACATCGGGAGGGATTTTACCAACATATTCTAATACTTGTTCCCGTTCATCAAAGTCAATGATTTGGATTGATGAAAAATCCTCAGAGTCACCACGAGAAACGTCAACTCCCATTACATACTTATGGCCATTTACAGGTTCCTTAAAAATCCACAAAGCATTACCCATAAGTTTGGCTTGTGGTGCCCTTAGTTGGTTTTTGGAAATGTTCTGCATTAGATCTGAATCGAATACGTTATCACCCGATCCTAAGAAGTTACATTCAAGTTCTTGAGCAACTTTACGTCTATCGTACTTGAGTTTTTTTACCATTCCCTCAAACCATGCAGAACACGGTTTATACCCTTGAGAAATATAATCTGTTACAATAGTATGATCTCTTTCGTAAGGATTATCATTGGCTAAGTTAATTACAGTATCTACAGGGTAGTCTTCTCGATTCAAAAGATAATGAACCAAATCATTTGTCTTTACCATGTATAAATCTTTGGTGTAACGAGGGTCTCGATACCAAAACATTTCAGAGATTTTGAAATCATTCATTCCTCTTAACGCTTGATCATATATTTCATAATATATTGGGTCGTAACCGTTTGGTGTGGAAACTACAATAACTTTACCACCCGTGGATAGTGACGCCATACAAGCAGACCAGAAGTCTCCATCAGCCTCGATAAAGGCCGCTTCGTCAAAAATAAGAATTGTCGGTGTATAACCTCTAAGAGCATCTTTGGATGTTGCCACCGCTTTAACCTCACATCCGTTATTAAGTTTGAAATGTCTTTGAGAGTTTTTTTCTACTGAAAACCCGATTCCAACCCAATCAGGCCATTGTTCAATAAACGCCCGTATCTTATTGGCCATTTCCACTGAAGTATCCAACTTGTTGGCAATGATTAGAACTTTTTCAGGTTTTTCCTTTCTTGCAAACGCAAGTTTTTTTGAGGCCCAAGCCGCGGTTACAGTTGAAACCCCCGCTTGTCTGTATTTTAATGCAATGTTTTCGTTGTAGCTTTCGTAATCTTCAAGTAGTGAAACTTGGTCAGGAAAAAGTTCTAATGGGACATACTTTGACACTGTATTATCGTATGTCTGTAAATAAGAACGAAGTGCATAAGGAGTATTCCTCATGCACTTCGTATATTCTATAATTAATTGTTCTTTGTTCACAAAATTAAATCATATTCGGATTTTTTTATGGTCTTGGAATTCCTAAATCTCTGTAAAGGTCATCAAGTCCAAAATCATCATCGTCATCGCTACCTTGAGTACCTTCTTCACCTTTGAATTCATCATACTCTTTCTTGGATTGTTGTGCCTGTTTCATAATTTCTCTGAATTTTGCAGTTGCACGTTTCACCTTAGACTCGTCTTCAGATATTGCATTACCAATAATTTCTAAGAATTCCTTAGCCTCTGTTTTGTATAGAGTTGAATGAAACCATGGTGTAAGACCTTTGTTGTCCTCATCAAACATTTCATCAGGTAATGCAAATCTAATCTTTTCAATAATTTCAGGACCAATTCGAAGTTGCATTGGTTCATTTGATAATACATCAGTTACGTCTCTTACTTGTTGAGACATCTCAGGGTCTTCAGGTAATCCATGTCTACCAATAGATTCTTCAAGACCTTTAATAACCTCATGACATAAAATTGGGAATATTAGACCTTCAGCAACAATTTTGGTATCAGGTTTTTCCTCACCACCTTCTTCGTCCTCATCTTCGTCATTGTTTTCCAACTTAACTTTACCTGCAACACCACTTCCAGTTTGGGACATTTGTTCAATCATTTGTTCCATAGAAAAATAAAGGAAATCATTGATTGCCATTATTCCTAAATAGGCGGGGTATAATCGAGGGTCTATCTCGTCTAATCTTTCTTTGACCTCAGGTTTTTGGAAAATATAATGTCCTTTTTTCGCAGCACCTTGAACCAAAGCGTTAATCATGTTTCTTTTGTGGATTTCCAACTCCCTAATTTCTTCATCGGTCAAATCCTCAACATCGAATGAAGGAATTTCAAGTGGTGGAGAGTCTTGAGGTTTTTTTGGTTTCAACTTGAAATCGGAAGTATTGATAGGTGCCCTATTTAACTTTGCTTCGATTGTAAACCAATCATTTGGAACTTGTGCCTCTTCTAAACAAGCGTCGATTGCAAGTTGTTCCAATTCTTCTCTGTGTCTACCTTCAATACTCATAATCATAGGAACTTTACTCATCATTTCCTGATAAATCATTCCCTGTACCTGTTGAGAACTAATATCCTCTATTCCAGTAACTTGTTTTAACTTATCCGCCACCTTACCAAATCTTGCGCTTACCAACCTTTCTACGTCCTTAGATCCTTTTTTCAATGCAGGATTTTTTGCATACAAACTTTCAGGACTTCCCAATTTTCGTTCTAATCTTGGGTCCATTCTTTCTGGTCTGTTCCCGTAATCTATTTGTTCTTTAATCTTCGCCATTTTATTTTTTTAATAAATTTAAGATAACATCAATTACTTCTTGTTTAGCATCCTCAGGAGATATTTTTCCAGCTTTTGGTGCAATTTCTTCACCAGGTCTTGGATTCTTTCCCGGATGTGAAGGTCTCGTTGTTGGTTTGGTGCCAGGTTTGGTAATTGGTTTGGATGGA